CTGCCAGCAAGCCATGTGCTTCTACAACAAAGAAATCCTTCTTCTCTTCAAAAAGTCATCTAATGTTACTCATATACACGGCCTCCAATGTAATTTTTTCGAGGTGAATACTTGCTATTTATGTATCTATTTTAACCAATACACGTATATGGTTATGTCAAATAGATTATAAAGAAATATATTGTCTAGGTAATAAACTTGTATTATTTTGACAATGTGTTCCCTTGTAAAACCTGTTGTTTGTGACTTTATAGTGTCACATGCTAAGCTTCTATCACAGCAACGTGTTTTTCCGAACATTCCTGCAAGATGTGACCATAGATAGCATAGGTGACCGCTATGCTGGTGTGTCCTAAGCGTTCTGTTATAAGAGCTATAGGTACATGCTTGTAAATCATGTTGGATGCATTGGTATGTCTTATTCCGTGGAACGTGAAAGGTCTAGTAATACCTGCGCCTTTCCTAGTGAAATCCCATGTATGGATAAGACGCTGCTCTGCATAGAAGCTATCTCTTTTCCTATTATAGAAGATATATGGTGACTTGTCAAAGCTAAGGGGTTTCAAAGACATAAGAAGCTGTGTTGTCTTCTCAGATATTTTAATGGTGCGATACCCAGCTTGTGTCTTAGGGTATGTAACTATTGTCTTGCTATCCTTATTCTTAGCTAAGGTTCTTTTTACAGATATTGTATTAGAGACATCATCAAGACAATCCCATGTAAGAGCTAATAGCTCCCCTTCTCTCATGCCTGTTTCATAGGCAAGACAATACAGAGCATAGAACTGATACTTCAACATAGGTTTCTCCTTGTGCTCCCATAACGTCAGGAGGAACGCTTTGATTCGCTCATGCTCCTCTTGTGATAAGACAACCACCTCATGCTTAGGTTTGTCACTCTTTGGTGTCTTCTGCATTGAGGTCACAGGTGACTTTCCAATGAGGTCTTGTTCTACACACCATCTGAAAAAGAGCCTTAAGCGTCCTATGTAATTAAGATAGGTATTGGTTGCATAGTTCTTTTGCTGCCATTCTAAGAGCATGGTATCTATAGTATGAGTGGTAACCTTAGATAATGCTAAGCCATTAGCGGTGTTGTCTAGTAGCTTCAGTACACGTCTTGTGGTGATTATTACTGACCCTGACATCCGCTGAGCTTCTAGGTGCTTAAGGTATACCTCACCCTGATACTTTATTGTGTCTTCCTCTGCTTTTACTTGCAGACCTTTATCCTCTTTGTCTCTCTGAAGCTTCTTCAGCTTCTCCACAGCTTCCTTTTTTGTGTCTGCTGTGGCTGATAGCCATCGCCTTTTGCCATCCACAGGGTCTAATTCTACCCTGATACGCACTTTACCGTTAGGGAGGGTTATTATAGACCCCTCTCCTTTAGGTCTTCTACGAGTGGTTTTAGATGGCATTATACTACCTCCTAACTTCAAAAATTGCCAAAAATTGTGAAAGGGTATATATAATATAGAGATTGATTGGTTTTCCCCCGTGCCCCGGGGTCTTCGGGTCTTCTTTCGAAATAGTATATACTACATTTGAATAGCGTACACAGCATTGACGTTCCCGAGGCGACAAGTTATGTCCGATAACATATGTTATGTTAAAATTAGCCTAGTTATACAAGGTTTTTGCAAGCTACCCATATATTATTACCTAGTTTTTATGGAGATATTGCGAACATACGTACATTATAGCAAACGTATAGTACAATTTAGGCAAAAAATAGACATAAAATGTATCTGTATATATGCCCTAGGTAACTACCATAACTAGCATAACTACCATAACTACTATACCTACAGTCCCTACTACATCCATTATATCCCTGAGCTGCTATTGGTTGTATTACTATAGATACTATTGTCACCATTGGTTACTATTGCTACTACCATTATACAGTCACCAGCTACTATTATATATCGCTGCTACGCTTGTGCATAATAGTTGTATCCTGCTGCTCATGTATCCATTGAGTTATTAGCTGCCGGAGTAGCTCACTGCTATTAATAGCCTTACTTTTACATAGTGCCTGAAAATCATCTTTTAACTTTTGGGGCACACGTACTCTAATTACTGTATCTTTATCGTTATCATACATTATTATATAACCTCCTCTCTTGTTGTTATCCTCATTATATCATGCGTGGCTACATTTTGCTACATTTTTTTGAAAAAGTGCTTGCATTTTGTAGCTACATGTGGTATTATATAACCATAGAGAGATACAAAAACATCCATACTCTCTATATATTTTTTAAACATCATGTAGCTACATAGAGCTACAAAAGGGAGGCAAAAATAAATGAGAAGACAACAACAAGTCACTAAAAAGCATATTGTAGAGCCAGAGCAGGGAGGAATAAAAAAACGTAACCTGATTAATGGTTATGTCATTAAAAATGTCCGCTGCCTTTATGGACACTATTGGGGAGAAGACGCAGTCATGGTAAGTCACTACACCAATATACACTCTACAGCATTATTCGGTGAACATCCTATGGTGTATATGGTACGTAAATAGTTTGGAGGTACAAAAAAAATGAATGAAAAGGAATTAAAAAATCACACAGTAAGAGCTTTGGAATTATGGTACGGTATGACACCTTGCAAGAAAAACATGATAATTAAAGACTGTTATTTAAATGAAAAAGGTTTTGGTCACTATTATGTAAAGGTACGTCATATAGATTATAAAATCCATATAATTGAAGATACAATTCGCAAAGACCTCTATCACGTGACAAGAATTGATTAAATAAACTTTTATCGGTACTACCGCCCCGGCGGTGGTACTCATTAAGAGCTTATTAAACTCTTAAAACTTAATAACCTAGGAGGTACTTTTTATGTCGTATACCATTACAATTTCAGACTTGACTTTTGAGCAGTTGCACACCCTCAATAATCGCTTGTCTTATGTTAACAGTGGTGCAAGCGCAACCAGCGTCGACGATGAGGGGAAAAAGTGGCGTGTGTCGGTGACTACATCCGACTTTAACACACAGCAGGTACTTGCTAACATTACAGGCGTATTGTCGCAAGCGGTAGCTGTGCCCTACTACACTATTGACCAACTGCCCAGCGACGTACAACAGCGAGTATGTCAGGCGGCTATTGACGCTAACATCTATTGGGACGTTTGGCAGGATGAGCGCAACAGCTCATTTAATGCTATCTGCGATAAGTTAGACCTGCAATGGTACTGTGATAACTACGATAACTACTATGTAGAGGAGACAAGCAACGAGTGGTATGCAAAAGATATACAAGGTATAAGCCGTGTAATTGCTTATATTGTCAATCGCTGGGGTGCCTTCAAAAAACCTATGTATATTGATAAGGATAAACATAGCACTTTTTACAAACTGTTGCACAAAAAAGATGTTGCTTTACCTCAAAAGTTTACTGAGGATGCAATGCTCACCGGATACTGTGCAGATTATTGCTTCTATGAGGCATATACAAAGTTTATAACCCTTGCACGCCAGCAACCGGATACTATTACCCTTGCTGATTTTTGTGGGTGTCTTGCAGGGCAATTTGAAAAAGAGTATCAAGCAGACTATGAGCAGGCAACCTCTATTGACTATGCTATGGAGTTTTTATGCCAGGATAATTATTACACTTGGCAAGGCAAGGATATAACGGATATAGTCAACGCCTATATGGTAGCAAAATAAATAGCTTTTATCGGATACACAGGTTAGTAATAATCTGTGTATCTCATTAAGAGTTATTTATATAACTTCTTAAAACTATAAGTTTAGGAGGTACAAAAGAGAAGTGAAAAAATGTTTAGTTTATTTAATTGAGTGCCTTTTGGTATCTAAACATACTAATCAGGTACTAAAAGAGGTAGCAAGATGCATAGCAGCCTTGCTTTTTGTCTTGTTTTTTAGTATTGATTGGGATGCAACGCTGGATGCGTGGGAGGTGCTTAAGTAATGGATATTCTACAGCAACTGCAAGCAGAGAGGGAGCGTACACAGAAACATTTATCTAATATGACAAGACTTTACAACAAGAAGTATATGCAGAAAAATGTAAAAAATGAAGCAGCAGATGCCCTTTTAATGGATATAAAGTACATGGAGGGTTATTTAGATGCTATAAACAATGCATTGCTTGTAGTAGAGCCTATCCCCTTTTAATTAAGAGTTTTAGGGCATACAGGGTAGCAATTACCCTGCGTGCCTTATAAAGCTTTTAACAGCTTTAATAATACTATAGGAGGTATTACACATGATTGTAACATTAAAAGACGGTACACGCCTAACAGTTACCCTACGCACATGGGACGGCTACAATTGGTCGCCCGACGTTGCGGGGGACGTGCTGGCAACTTGGCAACCTGAGACACAAGCAGACATTGACTGGCTAGTAGATGACTGTGACAACTTCAACGCAGGGATAGACCTTGACTGGCTGGAGCACTGCCCAACGTGTCAAGAGGTGTCATTGGATGTACAGGAGGTACAAGAGTAATGGGAGAGCATAAAAAGCAAGGTAAGACATTTTTCGTCACTGTAGATGCTCATATGCAGCTTGCCGTACATCGTGCCCCTAGTGGACATTTTTCTTATATTATCTACTATGACGGACGGCAAACTACCGGGGCATTGCGTATCACCCAGGCACATGCCGCCGATAAGCTGGGATTGACGCTGTCGGAGCTGCTGGAAAAATTCAAACTAGAGTAACCAAAAACTGAACAGAGGTACGGACAAAACTGTACCTCTAATTTTTTGCACCCTTTTTCCACCCCTCAACCAAACGGAACGAAACGATGTTCGTGGTTATCGAAGGTCACCTGAGCGGAACGAAACGTGTTGTCTTGTGCAATGCACGGAACGAAACGAAACGAGGGATGCCGGGGCAACCCAAGCTGCCAATGTAAGCAAGGGTACTTTGGGGCAAGCAAAGCAAGCCAAAGGGCACATGTATTAGAAGAAGGCATGCAAGCTTTTTACAATGGGTCACCTTTAATGAAGAAAGACCCATCAACACAAGGAGGTATTTACAATGACACAAGTAGATGTGGACATGATGGAAGAAGAATTGAAGTTGGAATCTGCCTACAGATTAGCAGGGTATGAAACGATGCAACGCAACCTGCAGCAAGCAAAAGAAAATAACATGGTAGATACAGCTACCCCTATTGGACAAGCATTTTTCACTCACAAGCTGTTAGCTGTCAAAGACACCATCGAACAATGGCTTATCAAGAACATGAAACCTAAAGCAGGTGTAAAGCCTAACTACACTTTCCTTTTGGAAGACCTGAAAAGAGAATTTCGCACAGAAGATGATGAGGTTGATATTGATACCATCTCTTCTATCTGTGCTAGTGTTACTTTATCCGCTATCCTGAACGCCTTAACCCTCAAAGGTGAAAAAGGCAACTACCTGAACGATGTGGCTGCTAAGGCTGGACGTGGGTTGTACTACGAATATCAGATGAAAGCCTTTGAAAATTGGCTGAAGACACAAGACACCAATAAAGGAGCATTGGCAGGTATAGAAAAGAGAGTTGGTCTTCATTATCGCTATGTCTATCTCAAACAGGCTATGTCTAAATGTGGCTACGCTGCCCCAAATTGGGATAGTCAAAACACAGCTATCCGTACATTAGGAACTGCTTTTGTTGTCTTAGCGCAGGAAGAAACAAACTACTTCACCTTAGAAGCTACTATGGAAACCCCTTCTGAGCTTATCCCCACAGAGCAATTCACAGAAGCATGGCAACGAAATGAAGACAACATGCTGGAACATGCAAGACAAAGTTGTCCTATGATTATTCCTCCAAAAGATTGGACAAGTTATGAGGATGGTGGTTATTATGGTGACCTTGCCTCCTTCACCTCTCTCCTGCGTTTAAAGTACCTTGATACAATTTTCGGTAAGCAATACAAACGTCGACTTATGCAACTTGACATTCCGCAAGTGTACAAAGCAGTCAATAGTATTCAAGCGACCCCTTGGGTAATCAATAAGCAAGTATTAGAGGTGCTGAAGCAATGCAGACAACACAACTATATCCCCTGCTCTAGTGAGAATGGTAATGTGTTGTCTTTAGAAAATGATGATGCACCCAAACAGCCATCAGCTACAGCTACTGAAGAAGAAGTAAAAGCATATAAGAAAAAGGCTGTGGAATACTACAAAGGTCTGAAACGCCGTATGTCTTTGCAGAATCGTGCAAATACGATTATAAACACAGCAGAACGCTTCAGCTCCTATGCACACATCTACTTTCCGTGGAACATGGACTTCAGAGGGCGCATCTATCCTATCCCCTCTTTCAGTCCTCAAAGTGATGATTTAAACAAAGGCTTATTGCTCTTTGCGGACACACCTCCCTGCCAACATGAAGAAGACATCAAATGGCTTGCAATTACAGGTGCTAACTTAGCAGGTGTGGATAAAGTAAGCTACGATGATAGAATTGCATGGGTATATCAGCATGAAAAAGATATATTAGCATCTGCTGCTGACCCTATGGGGCATCAATGGTGGCTTCAGCAGGATGAGCCTGTACAAATGCTTGCCTTCTGCTTTGAGTGGGCAAAAGCTAAGCAATGGATAGCTGAGCATGGCTCTATTGTCGGTTGGGTAACAGGTCTCCCCTATGCTCAGGATGGAACGTGCTCCGGTCTGCAACATTTTAGTGCTATCCTTAGAGACCCTATTGGCGGTAAAGCTGTAAACCTTGTACCTCAAGACAAACCAAATGACATCTATGCACAAGTAGCAGAAAAAGTCAATGAGTTTTTGAAAAAAGATGCAGTAAACGGCACTCTTGATGAATGGGATGAAAAGAAGCTGAGAATGAAGTTTGGCACAAAAACCCTTGCGCAAATTTGGTTAAACTTTGGGGTAAACCGCAAAGTTACTAAAAGACCAACCATGACACTTGCCTATGGTGCTAAAAAGGCAGGATATACTGCTCAAATTATGGAAGACACAATAAAAAAGGCAATGAGAGAACAAGGAGAAGCTTGTGTCTTCACTCAGTCTAATAATTTTCAGGCTGCACAGTATTTAGCTGGTCAGATATGGGATGCAGTAGGTCAGACAGTTGTAAAAGCTGTTGAGGGTATGGATTGGTTACATAAATGTGCTAAACTTGTCATAAAAAATTCAAATGTTGTGTCTTGGGTTACACCATTAGGATTATTGTTACAACAGAGCTATGTCAAGTTTGATATTGAAATTGTCAAGCTCAGATGTGCCGGAAAACGCTATCGTATCTATACTCCCCATCAGAATGGGCAGATAGACAAAAGCAGACAAACAAATGGTATTGCCCCTAACTTCATCCATAGTATGGATGCTTGTCACCTGCAGCTCACTGTCTGCAAGTGTAAAGATGCAGGAATCAATCACTTCACAATGATTCATGATAGCTATGGTTGTCCTATGTCTCAGGTAGATATTATGTATAAATTAGTAAGAGAAGCTTTTATAGAGCTTTATACAGAGCATGATGTCCTTGCAGAATTTAAAGAATCTCTGCAATATTTAGTAACCAAAGAACTTCCTGCTCCCCCTAAAAAGGGCGAATTAGACCTGAACATTATAAGAGACAGTAAGTATATATTTTGCTAATGGGTCACCTTTAGTGAAGAAAGAAGACAATAGATAACTATAGATTCCTATAGATTCTATAGAGACCTTTAAGTACCTAAGGTTATGTTATTAATAACTAATAATAACTTACCTAAGGTAACTAAAGGTCTCTATTGTCTTTATAATCCCTTTAGTTTACTTTAGTTACCTAAAGAAAATGCTAATGGGTCACCTTTAGTGAAGAAAAGACAACACGCCAAAATCTAAATCGCGCCGTTTCTATTTCCTTTCTGTGTTGTCTTTTCCTCAATAAATTTTAAGGAGGTTTAATATGTTAGAATCTGAAGCTTTTTGTGGACAACTCATTAAGATTACTTATGGAGCTTACAAAGGCAATGTAGGTATCATCTATCACACAGCTCCCAATGCCGCTCGTGTGCTTCTTGCTACAAAAGAAGCTAAGAAGGATTGGGGGTCACTTTATTATGTTGAATATGAGGACATGGAACAATTCTATGTTCCTCTTGCTTCATCTAAAAATGCTTCTGCCCCCAACACAAAGTATTATGATGAACACTATGCATCTATGGTAGGTTTAGAGCCTATTGAGCTGATGCAGCTTGTGTTGTCTCTTCCCGAATTTGTGGGTTTTCTCAAAGGTAACATCATCAAATACTCTATGAGAGCTGGAAAGAAGCAAGGTGAAGCTGCAGAAAAGGATATTGCCAAAGCTAAACGCTATATCGAATGGCTCATGAAACTTGGCTATAAGATGCCAATTAATCCAAAGGAGGACTAAAAAATTTGGTAAACATTAAATTCAAAAAACTTGACCCTAAAGCCACTCTTCCCCAAGCAATGACAGGTGGAGCTGCTGGACTTGACTTGGTTTGTCTTAACCGCATTGCGGTGACACCGAACCGCTGGTCTTCAAAGGCAGCTATTGTCCGTACAGGCTTGGCTATGGAACTGCCTAGTGGCTATTATGCTGAGGTTGTCTTGCGCTCCTCTACAGGCAGAGACACCAAACTCAGACTTGCTAATCAGGTCGGGATTGTTGATTCGGATTATCGTGGTGAAATCATGTTGTATGTGGAGAATTTAGGTGACCATCTTGAAATTATTGATGCTGGTCAAAGAATTGCGCAACTGTTGATTCACAAGATTGAAGAAGTGGTGATTGAAGAAGTCACTGAGGAGCTGTCTAAGACCGAAAGAGGTCTTGAAAGTGGCAGCACCGGAAAAGGTACTAAACCTGCTGTAAAGACTAGAAGAGTTAAGGAGGTAACTAAGGATGCCTAAGTTTAAAGTCGGAGACAGAGTATATGTTGATGGCTACACTACACCAAATGCTAGAAATAAAAGAGTGCATGTTAAGGGTAATGGTACGGTGAAGGAAGGTGACTTTATCTATGCCATAGTTATGGATAAACCTTTTGTAGATGAGTTTGGACTTACACGCACCCTCTTTGCAGCAACCGAACGAGAATTAAGTCCTCTTAAAGTTACTAATCAAAAAGACAATAAGCTTGTTTTTTACATCAAAGACCGCACAGTCCATTGCAAGCTGTTCAGTGCTGAAGGTTGGGTGTCTCATACACAGGCAACATGCAGTCCTGATGATACTTTTGACTTCCTCACAGGTGTACAGATTGCACTGCAACGTATGCTGAAGGAACAGAACAAAGAGTTGGTACTTCCTGCTCTTAAAAACATTAAATTTATTGATTTTAATTAAAAGGAGGTAACTAAGGATGCCTAAGTTTAAGGGTGGTGACAGAGTAAAATGCATTGCAGCGCATGATGGCAATGAGGCTATTGTTGGACAGACAGGTACTGTGCGTTATACTCTCTCTACGTCTGGTGAGGTAGCCATTGAATTTGATAATAATGTAGACGGACATGCATTAACTGCAACCCTAAAATGTGAAAAAGGACACGGATGGTATGTAGCAGCGGAAAAGCTTGTACGTATCCCTAAACCTAAACCTAAACATGACCCTAAGATTATTATTTACCGCCAAGGCAATAAGACCTTTGCAAAGTATGTGGTAGACAAAAGTGTGGTAGCAGAAACTTGTGCTACTTGTAGTCCTGAAGATACCTTTTCTTTCATTGCAGGAGCACAGCTCGCTTTTGCACGTTTTATCCAACACTACGATGTTAAACCTATACTCTTAAAAGAAACATTAAAGAATATTGAAATTATTTAAAAATAAAGGAGAATAACAAACATGGCAAAGAATGATTTTGCTCAAATCACAACCCCTGCTGGTGAAGCGGTGTACCCTAAGCTCCGCAGCACCGAAGTCTTTGATGGCGAGGATACCGGAAAGTATGTCTGCGGTATCAAATTGTCTAAAGAAGACACTGATAAGCTGATTCAACGTATCGAAAATGAATGGGAGATGGCTAAGAAGTCCCCCGACTTTGACGGCAAACGCTATGGTCGCAACTCTGCCCCTGCCCTTGGTTTCCATGAAGACAAAGATGGTGATATTGTCTTCAAAGCGAAGACTAACGCTGTTATCAAGACCAAAGCTGGTGATGTTATCGAAAAGACTATGGCTGTCTTTGATAAGAAGGGCAAACCTATGGATGAAGAGATGGAAGTGGGTAATGGCTCTACCATCCGTCTGTGTATGCTTCTGCGCCCCTTCTATGCTTCTGCTACTGTCTATGGTATCCAACTGCTTCTGAAAGCTGTTCAGGTACTGAATTACGTCGCTCCTGCTGCTGGTGCAGTATCTGCAGATGATTGTGGCTTTGATGTAGAAGAAGAATTTGATGAGGATAAAGTACCCTTTGCTGATGAGGGTGCAGACTTTTAAAGCCTATGGCTATTAAATTTAATCGCAGAGGGGGCTTTTCCACCCTCAACAAACCCTATCGAAGTGGTTTAGAAGACCGCCTTGCACAGCAACTCGAAAATGCCGGAGTACCTAAAGTGTACGAAAAATACTCCATCGCCTACGAGATTCCTGCCACAAAGCACCATTATACCCCTGACTTCATCCTGCCTAATGGTATTATCATTGAAGCCAAGGGTATCTTTGAAGCTGCTGACCGCAAGAAGCATCTGCTTATCAGACAACAATATCCCAATTTAGACATACGCTTTGTATTCTCCAACGCTAAGACAAGAATCGGTACAGGAGCTAAGACTACTGTGGCTGAATGGTGTGAAAAACATGGCTTCAAATACGCCAGCCGTGAGATTCCCTCTCGGTGGTTCAAAGAGACCATGAAGGACACCAATGGTCTTGTCCTGCGTGGAAAAGGTGAGCGTATTGTCACTCTTTAAATTCAAAGAGCGCACTAAGACCACACAGATATGTGTTGTCTTAAGAAACCTAAAGGGTAAGCGCAAACGTGAGCTGTTTAGGGAAGCTTACAGACAAGGTGAAGTTGACACAGGCTTTCACTTTATTGTCTTCAACAATGGTCTTTTTGAGACCGACAGAGAAATAAAGGCAGTTGCCGGATATAATCTGCCTGAATGTGAGACTTCTGTGTATGTCTTAGCTGATACGCTAGGACGAAAGAAAATATCCGATGCTCAGCAGTATGTACTGAATGAGTTAAAAGCACATTATAATGTGCCTATAAAATTTATTACTGACGAGGTGTAACTTATGGAGACACATCAACCCTGCCCTGCTTGTGGCAGCCATGATGCCTTAACCATCTATGAAGATGGACACAGTTATTGTTTCTCATGCAACACCTATTTTCGCAGCAGCAAGGAGGAGAAAAAATTGTCAAGTGGATTAAAGAAACAAGGTCTCATAGACCTACAGGACATGGTGGTCTCCCCCTTGCCTAAGCGAAAACTGACAAAACAAACCTGTGCTAAGTATGGCTACTTTACCTCTAAGGTGCATGGTCAGCCTGTGCAGGTAGCTTGTTACTATGATGATGATAATAAACTGCTTGGTCAGAAAATCAGATATGCAGATAAGACCTTTGAAGCTAGAGGTTCTTTCAGTGAACGATTCTTTGGGCAACATCTGTTCCAAGGTGGTGGCAAGAAGCTGGTAGTGACCGAGGGTGAGATTGATTGTCTTACAGTCTCGCAGGTTCAAGGTAACAAATATCCTGTTGTGAGTATCCCTACAGGAGCTGCTAGTGCTGCTAAGGTCTTCAGAGCAAACTTTAATTGGCTGGAAAGCTTTGAGGAAGTCATTGTCATGTTTGATATGGATGATGCAGGACGTAAAGCTGTGAAGGCTGTCAGCGGTATCCTGTCCCCTAATAAGCTTAAGATAGCATGGCTACCCTGCAAAGACCCTAATGAGTGTTTGCAAGAGGGCAAGAGCGACGCTGTTGTAAAAGCTGTTTGGGAAGCCAAGACATACACCCCTGCTGACATTATCAAAGGTGATGAACTGTGGGAGGTATTATCTAAGCATGAAGAATCACTGAATTACCCTCTACCTTGGGACATTCCCCTACAGAACATGACTGATGGTCTACGTAAAGGTGAGCTTGTTGTTATCACAGCAGGTACAGGTATTGGCAAAACTACGTTCGTTAGACAACTAGCCTATCATCTTGGTACTGCATGTTACTGTAAGGTTGGCATGTTGATGCTTGAAGAAAATGTTAAGCATACCGCCAATGGTCTTGTGTGTCTTAAGCTTGGTAAACCTGCCCATAGACCTATTATTGACAGTGATTACAAGAAAGCCTTTGAAGACATCATGGATAATTTTGTCTTCTACAATCACTTCGGTTCTATTGAATGTGAAGACCTCCTTCAGACCATCCGTTACATGGTAACAGGTGAGCAGGTGGACTTTGTTGTCTTAGACCACATATCCATTGCTATCAGCGGTCTTGACATTGAGAATGAGCGTAAGGCTACTGATGTACTTATGACGAAACTACGTTCGCTTGTAGAGGAAACAGGTGTAGGTATGCTTGTTGTCTCTCACCTACGCAGAACTGATGGCACTCCTGCTGAAGAAGGCGGTGCACTCTCCCTCTCCCACCTGCGTGGCTCGCAAGCTATCTCACAGCTCTCTGATGCTGTGTGGGGTCTTGAAAGAAACCAGCAGGATGAGGGGATGAAGAAGAACCTTGTACGTGTAAGGGTACTTAAGAACAGATATAGCGGTGATACAGGTATCGCCGGATACCTTGCATATGACAAGGAACATAATATCTTAAACGCTGTAAAGGACTTGTCAGAGTATGAAGCACCTGCATGTCCTTTTGATACTGAAGAAGAGAAAGGAGATTTTTAGATGTTTGAAATCTTAGAAAAGCTTATTGATTGGTGCACTTCCCTGCTGTCTTGGTTGTCTCGTAAGCAGGTTGAAGCTGCTAAGGCTCGCATCAAGAATTGCACTAGTATGATTCATAATGCTAATAAAGCTAAAATGGCATACCTGCAGAAGCATGAAAAGACAATCAATGCTCTTGAAAATGAGCGTGAGCGTATGGAATACTTCCTGTCGCAAGATACTGTGGAGCTGTAAGCTATGCTCTATTTTGATATTGAAACCGATGGTCTGCTAGATAATGTCACTAAGGGGCATTGTCTAGTAATCATCGACGAACAGAACAACATATCAGCTTACAGACCTGATGATTTTAAAAAAGGAGCTATGCGATTAATCGCTGCTCTGAGGGATGGAGAGTGCATCTGCGGGCATAACATCATCAACTATGACTGTGCTGTGTTAGCTAAACTCTATCCTGAGTTCCGCATAAAGCGAGAATGGAGACAACAAGTCTTAGATACCCTTGTACTTGCACGTCTTATCTGTGGCAATGTAGAAGACACTGACCATGCTAGAGTACGTAATGGTACACTCCCTGCTAAGCTTCTTGGTAGGCAGTCTTTAAAGGCATGGGGTTATCGCCTTGGAGAGCTTAAAGGTACGTATGGTGAGCAAGAGGATGCATGGGATTCTTTCAGTGAGGAAATGCTCTCCTATTGTGTGCAGGATGTTACTGTAACAAAGAAGCTCTATACATACCTCATGAAGATTGGCGCACCTGCTAAGGCTATAGAGCTAGAGCATCAAGCACAATGGCTGATGTCTAAGCAGGAGCGAAATGGTTTTGTCTTTGACTTAGAAAAGGCAGAAAAGCTGAGGGAAACCTTAGAATTACGCTATGCTGTGTTGTCTTCTCAGCTCGTGGCGATTGTGCCACAGATACCTGATAAGGTCTTTGTACCTAAAAGAGACAACAAACGCTTAGGTTATAAGAAGGGTGTTCCCATTCAAAGATATAAGGACTTCAATCCCAGCAGCAGACAGCAGGTAGCATGGGTGCTGGAGCATCAATTCAACTACTTGCCGGAAAATGAAGAGTGCTATGAGGATGAACGTCTGAAGATTGATGGTGATACTTTTAAGTTTATTAAGGGTGACGAAAATGCCCCCCAAGAACTAAGAGACTTAGCTGCTGTCTTTGAGGAATATCTTATGGTGGCTAAGCGGTTAGGTCAGCTTGCCACAGGCAACCAAGCGTGGCTGAAGCATGTAAAGGCTGATGGTAGAATCCATGGCAGCGTAAATCCTTGTGGTACAGTAACAGGACGTGCTACCCATGCGAACCCTAATGTTGCCCAAGTCCCCCACGTAGGCAGCCCCTATGGACAAGAGTGCAGAGAGTTATTTAGAGCACCTGAAGGTTGGTATGAGGTAGGTGTAGATGCCTGTGGCTTGGAGCTTAGGTGTCTTGCACATTATCTTTATCCCTATGATAAAGGCGCATACGCCCATGTTATCTTAAATGGAGATATTCATACATTGAATCAACAGGCTGCTGGGTTACCCACGAGAAACGCAGCTAAGACATTCATCTATGCCTTCCTGTATGGTGCTGGTGATAAAGCTATTGGTAAACAGCTTGGTGGTGATGAAAAGATTGGCAAGCAGGTAAAGAATAAATTCCTGAAGGCTACCCCTGCTATCAAGATGCTGCGTGAAGCTGTCAAGAATACACTCGTGGTTGAGTACCACGGAAAAATTAAAGAATGGAAACGTAAATACTTAAGAGGGTTGGATGGCAGACATCTCCATGTGAGAAGTCTACATTCAGCTCTCAATTTACTTTTACAATCCTGTGGTGCATTGATATGTAAAAAATGGATATGCCTATGGGAAGAAAATATGATTAAAGCGGGCTATGACCATGGAAAAGATTTTCAATTCATGGCATGGGTGCATGATGAGGGACAACTGTCTTGTAGAACTAGACAAATAGCAGAAGAAGCTGTGAGAATTGCCCAAGAATCTATGAGACAAACACAAGAATATTATGGAATCAGATGCCAATTAGATACCGAGGGAAAGATTGGTAGAAATTGGTATGATTGTCACTAGGAGGATGATTAGTAATGGTATTTAACTATAGACGCTTTACTGTAAGCTATATGGAATGGCAAGAATGGAAGCAACTGCTGAAATTGCACGCTATGCGTGGCACATGTATTATGCCTGAGACAGGAGAAGATGCAGAACTGTCATATGAATACAATAAATTGGAACAGGCTTACGCTAGAGCTTGCACTAAAGCCGTACACGTGGTAGAAATGCTCAGCTATCAAGACATTATCCGTAAAAGATTAGCTAGTGAATGTATGGATGGTGGTTTTACATCCAGCTACTATACACGTGATGCTGCTATCGCCTTGCAGATTATTGCCTATGCCCTGCGTGGTGCTAGAGATTTTGCAGAGGTTGCCCCTCTTGAATTGAAGCTGATTAAGCATTGTGTAGGACACTAAAGAATGTTTAACATCCCTACTCTACTCTTAGTTATCTGCACCGCCTATACCCCTGCCTTTGATGAATGTGGCAAGACAGATGGCATCACCGCCAGCGGACACCCTGCTATCCAAGGAGTGACTGTGGCATGTGATGGCTTGCCGTTAGGAACTGAAGTTGTCATAGATGGGCACAGTTATATCGTTCAGGACAGATTTGGTGGTGGCTATGGTAAGACAAAAATTGATATTTTTATGAATACTAAAACCGAAGCCTTTAGGTTCGGAAGACAAACAAAAATTGTGGAGGTAAAGCCTTATGTCGAAACAAAAGCAACCTTTTGTACCAAAGATTGGTCAGAAGGTCTATATCAAACGTCAGAACTCCTTAGGAGAGCCTATCTATTTTGAAGGTGTAGTAAATCGTATCCGTGTGGAAGTTAAGTGTAAGCAAGGCAACTTCATGACTGTTGCTTCTCCGCACACCTTAGAGACCAAAGCAAAGGGTATCGGGGTTGGAGGTGCCCTGTTCTAATGCCTACTGTTGACCTTATTTCAATGACACCTAACTACATGGCACTGTTAGAGTGTGCCTGCAAGCAACCCTATGGTAAAGATGTTACTGAAAAGTCTATCAAGAAAATTATTGAGAGCGGACAGCTTAGTGTCTTGGAGCACTGCTATGCTTCCTTTTTGGTGACCTGTTCTGTGCGTGTTTTAGGACAACTCACGAGACACCGCCACCTCAGCTTCACCTGTAAGTCTGCTAGAGGTAGTGTATTTGATACCTGCATTATCCCTGATGGTATGTATGATTTTGCTAGAAGGCATGGTGTACTTAAAGAAGTTGTTGATTCCATGATTGATAAGCATCCTATGCTGCATGCTTACAAAGAATGTATTGCTGATGGTCTTGCAGAACAGGATGCTGCCTACTTCCTGCCCCAAGGTGTTGAGACTTCTTTGGTAGTGACAGGTAACTTTAGAGCATGGTATGAATACTTGCCTAAGCGTTTGTGTAAAAGAGCCATGCCGGAGCATAGAGAGTTGGCTATGGCTATTCAAAAATGCTTAGCTGACGCTGCCCCTGAAATCTTTGATAGGAATTTTATGAACTGTGCACATTGTACAGAAAGGAGTTGTGATTTTAAATGAAGTGGAGTGCTATCGCTATTTATGTCCTCTTGGTTATCCTGTTTTGCGTTGTTTTCTATGGTCTGATTATTGGTGGTATCCTTGGTTTTCTCCGCCTGTTGATGGGGGTATTTAATCTTGGCTTCTAAAATTTTACGCATGTACTTTGATGCTGACATGATTGTCTTCCGCACATGTGCAGCAGCAGAGCATGAAATTAATTGGTATGGTGACCTGTGGACATTACATTCTGACTTAGCAGAAGTAAAAGATGCTATTGACACAATGGTTGTCAGCATCACTGATAAAGTCCTGCGTCACATGGAGCACGAGGGAGCTTATCACATTACCATGTGCTTCTCCAGCTACCCTTACTTTCGCTCTAAAGTCTATCCCCCCTATAAGCTCAATCGTGTGGCTAAGAGAAAACCTCTTGCCTACCATTCTGCTGTTGAGTGGGTGAAGAAAAATTATAATGTGTTGTCTATCCCAAGTCTTGAAGCTGATGATATTTTAGGTATCTATGGAACAATACCCTCTACATCTGCTGTTATTATCAGCGGTGATAAGGATATGCGGTCTATCCCCTGCCCTTTTTACAACTTCATTCAGGATACATTCCATAAGACAACACAAGCAGAAGCTGATTATCAATTCTTATATCAGACACTTGTCGGTGATGTTACCGATAACTACAAAGGTTGTCCTAAGATTGGCGAGGTTGGTGCAAAGAGAATCCTAGACAAGGACTGCTCATGGGATGCCGTGGTGGCTGCCTATGAGAAAGCAGGTTTGTCTGAGGAAGAAGCACTGACACAGGCGAGGGTTGCTCGTATCCTCAGATTTGAGGATGTTGGTAAGGATTTTAAGCCTATCCTTTGGACACCCAAAGGGTCACAAAAGAGACAATAAAGTAAAGGGGCATATAAGCGACAATGAATATTAATATTGTATCTAATAAAGGGGATGATGGAGAAAAACTACCATATGTAAACCCTGTAATTTATGAACATTTAGAGAGAGCCTACAGTCTTGGTAGCCTTATGACACACAATGCCAAAAACAATGACGAGTTAATTGGATATATTAGGGGCGTTATGGATGTGCTGGGGCATATCAAGGCTATGGCTAACTTGAATGACGAGGAGTGATAAGATGTGCTGGAAGATTAAGACACCCAGCGTAAATACTGATGTATCTGCATCCTCCTTAGTACCGGAAACCAATGCAAAAGACCCTGATAGTCCTGAGTATGGTGGTACTACTGATACCTTTAACAAGAAGAAAGGTAGACAACAACTGACGATTGCTCGCAATGGCATATACAATCCCACACAGTTGTAGAGAGGAGGAACGATGTGTACTAAGAAACCAAAAGTAGAACAAGCTGCTCCTGCTGCTGCCCCTGTTGCAGCACCCTTGAAGATTGATAATGTTGCTGAGGATACCAAAAAGGAAAATCCGAACGCTAAGACCAAGGGTAAAAAGAAGCTTACCATCACTCAGATTGGCAGTGGTACAGGGGTGAATCTTTAATGGCAGAGACAGCAAAAGCTTTATATGAGCGATTGGCTATTGAGCGTGAAGTTTATATTGATAGAGCTGAGGATTGTGCAAAATATACAATCCCTTTTTTATTCCCTAAAAAAGAAGCTAATGGTACTACTAAGTACCCTACGCCCTATCAAGCGGTAGGTGCAAGAGGTGTCAATAACCTTACGTCAAAGCTGGTATTAGCTCTGTTCCCCCCAAACACACCTTTCTTTAGACAAGACATCCGAGATGATGTCCTCAAATATTATGAGAGCAAACCCGAAGACAAACAAGAGATAGAGCAAGCATTAGTACAAAGAGAGCAAACGGCTCAGAAATACTTTGAATCTTCGCAGATGCGTGTCTCCATGGAGGTGTGTCTAAAACAGCTTATTATAGCTGGTAATGCTTTACTGTTCTTCCCTCCTAAAGAGGGTGGCATTAAAGTCTATAAGCTGAATAGTTATGTAGTACAAAGAGATTTTGTGGGACATCCTATTCAGATGATTACCTGTGACAAACTTGCTATCAACACCCTGCCCTATGAGGTCTTAGGACAGCTAGATATTGATTTGTCTACCAAACGTGGTGATGAATTGGTTGAGGTCTACACCCATATCACCTATTCATCCAAAGACAACAGATATTATAGTTACCAAGAGATTGAGGGTAAACAGATTGCTGGCTATGAGCAGTCTTTCCCTGCTGATGTTTGTCCTTGGATTCCTGTCCGTCTCTTTAAGATGGATGGTGAACATTATAGTCGCTCATATGTTGAGGAATATATTGGTGACTTAAAGACCCTTGAAGGTCTCTCTAAAGCCATTGCAGAGATGTCTGCTATTGCTGCTTCTGTAATCTACCTTGTGCGCCCTAATGGCGTGACACAACCTAGCAAGATTATGAAGACAAAAAATGGTGGCTTTGTAACAGGTAACAAGGAAGATGTTACGTGCCTGTCGCTGGACAAGACACAAGATATGCAGATTGCTAAGATGACCGCTGATGCTATTGAAAGCAGGCTGTCTTATGCATTTATGTTAAATTCTGCTGTCCAGCGTAGTGGTGAGCGTGTGACTGCTGAGGAAATCCGCTATGTGGCTAATGAGTTGGAAGATACCCTTGGTGGTATTTATTCTATCCTGTCACAAGAATTGCAGCTCCCCTTAGCTAATACACTTTTAAATATCCTTTCCAAAAAAGGTGAAATTGCAGATGTCCCTAAAGATATTGTGTCTCTTGCCGTAACTACAGGCATGGAAGCTATTGGACGAGGACATGACCAACAGAAGCTTACTGTCTTTATCCAAGGCATTGCTCAGATTCCTGATGCAGCATCTGTTGTGAATTGGGAAGGCGTTGCTCGTGCTTGGGCAAATAGCTGTAATCTTGATACCACAGGTCTGATTAAGTCTGCGGAACAGATTCAGCAGGAACAACAACAAGCACAAATGATGGCAATGGCACAGGCTGCTATACCTAATGCAACCAAAGGTGCTATGGATGCCATGAATCAGCAAGCACAAGGAGGTAGTGAAGATAATGGCTGATACTGAAAATCAAAACACACAGGTCAATGAAGAGCCTAAGGAAACACAGGTAGATATTACTGATACTACTATTGTTTCTAATGGTGAAGTTATTGATACTGATAACACTGAAGGTGGCAAAGCTGAAGAAGAAACCACCACTGATGAAAAAGACACCAAAGAAGAAGACAAACCTGCTGAGGAGCAGGAAGAGTACCAAAAAGCTAAAGGTGAGATTGAATCTGCCAAGACTGAACTCGAAGGTAAGGGCATCGACTATGCTGCCTTAGAAGCTGAATACAATGAGAAAGGTGAGTTGTCTAAAGACAGCTATAAGCTGTTGGAAGAAAAAGGCTACCCTAAAGCTCTTGTGGAAGCAGCTATTGCAGGTTGGCAAGCTAAGGCTGATGCTTTTGCTAATAAGATTATTGAGGATGCTGGCGGTATCAATGAGTACGAACGTATCAAAAACTTCGTACAGTCCCAAGGTAAAGGTGCTGTCAATGCTTTCAATGCTATTGTAAACAAAGATGACTTGTCTGTTGTGTCTGCTTACATTGCAGGTGTAAAAGCACAGATGGTAGCGCAGCATGGCACTGCTAACCCTACTTTAGGTGGTAGTGGTAATGTGGGTAAATCTAAAGGCTATACTGATGCTAATGAGATGATTAAGGCTATGAGTGACCCACGCTATGGTAAAGACCCTAACTATATGCAGGAAGTAGAGCGTAAAGTCGCTGCTTCTAAATTCTTTGGTTAAGACACAAACGTCAATCCCCTCCCATAAGCGGAGGGTTATTTTTTTTTATTCAAAATTATTAAAGGAGTGATTTAATGGCTGATATGATTATTGCCAACCCCGGTCTTGCACAATCTGATAAAGGCAAAGACCGCTTAGGTTTATTTCTGAAAATGTTTACCGGTGAAGTTCTCACCGCTTTCTCCCAATCCACTATTACCGGTGGTCGCTTCTCTGAGCGTACTATCGAGCATGGTAAATCTGCTATCTTCCCGATTGTAGGTCGAGCAAAAGCTAAGTACCTGAAAGCAGGTAATAACTTGGATGACCTGCGTACTCCCATTGAACACAATGAGCGTACTATCGTGCTGGATGGTCTGCTGACCTCTGACTGCATGATTTTCGATTTGGATGAAGCTATGAACCACTTTGAGCTGCGTTCTAAGTATTCCAAAGAAATGGGTGAAGCATTGGCAGTTGCTCAGGACTGCGCTATCTTGGCTGAAGTAGCTAAGATGATTGTTGAAGACAAAGAGAACCTGCCTACCAATGCTACTACTGGTGTCAAAGGTACTGGCAAAGGTCTGATTGTCACCGAGACTGTGGCAACCGCTGACTATGGCGAAACTGAAGCTATGGGTGTGGCTATCTTTAAGGAACTGCTGAAAATCAAGACTAAAATGTCTGAGAATAATGTTCCGCTGGCAGGTCGCAACTGCTACATCAAACCGATGGCACTCAATGCACTCATTGCCCACAAGGACATTATCAACAAACTGTATGGTGCTTCTATGACCATTGAGGGCAACAACCCTCCGAAACTGATTGGTTTTGATTTGATTGAAGCTCCCCTGCTGACTGATGGTGGCGTAGATAATGAAAATGTTATGCAGGGTGATGGTCATGTGTTCCCCACTACCTACAAAGACACCTGCCAATTCATTGTGGCACATCCGTCTTCTGCGGGTATCCTGACCCTCAAAGGTCTTGGCATGGAACATGCTCGCCGTCCTGAATATCAGGCAGACCAAATTATTGCTAAATATGCAAAAGGTTTTGGTGGTCTGCGTCCTGAAGCTGCCTTTATGGGTGTTGTAACTCAGGCTTAATTTTAAACTACTAACCCTAGGGGATGGCGTATGCTGTCACCTATTTTTTCTAAAAATGAAAGGAGATACCAATGCAACTAACAGCATTAACTGAACTTGATGCAGTCAATAGTATCATTGGTACTATTGGTGAAGCTCCTATTAACAGTCTTGAAGAACTGACAGATGTGGATGCTATCAATGCCCTTCGTATCCTGCGGAATATCAGCAGACAAGAGCAGTCCCGAGGATGGACTTTTAACAAAACGCCCCACTTCACCCTTAACCCGGATGTAGATACAAAGAAGATTCCATGGAACAGTAACTACTTGTATCTTAAGGATAACCATGGTGTCAAGCTCGTTCGACAGGGTGACTATGTAAAAGACCTGTTCAAAGACACACTGATATTTGAGCACCCTTTAGATGTAGAGATGGTGCTTTACCTTGACTTTGAAAATTTACCGGAGCAGATGAGAAACTATATCTTAGCTAAGGCATGTTTTGTCTTCCAAAGCTCTTACTTTGGTGATGATAGTCTGACCAAAATTACACAGCAAGAGATTGCTGAAGCATGGCAACATCTGATGGAATTTGAGGTAGACAATAATAGCTACTCAATGTTAGAACATACCTATGTTCATGCGCTGAGATTGAGGTGAGATTATGGGACTGATTAATCAAGACATCAAGAACCTTGTTAGTGGTGTGTCTCAGCAACCCCCTATCCTCAGACACCCTGAACAACTAGAGGAACAGTTGAATGGCTATTCTAGTGAAGCAGGGGGTTTACAAAAGAGACCCCCTAGTATTCTAGTAGCTAACTTAGGACGTAAAATAAATGATTCTGCTAAACCTTTGGTACATTTTATTGACAGAGATGTAAATGAGAAGTATATTGTCTTGTTCACAGGTAGTGATATTGAAATTTATGACATGCAAGGCAACAGAAAGACTGTGAACTTTGCTAGTGGTACTAAACCTTATATCTATACACAGTTGCCACGATATAACTTGAAGCCTATCACGATTGCGGATTATACCTTTATCTGCAATACTTTGCAAAAGACAAAGATGGCTGATACTATTGATAACAATAGTTGGAATGCCCAAGGTCTCCTTGTTAACATCAAAAGTGGTCAGTACGGCAGGACGTATCGTATTGATGTAAATGGCACAACTATCGCAAGCCATGAGACCCCTGATGGTTCAGATAAAAGCCACACAAAACTGATTACCACAGACTACATTGCTCAACAATTAGCCACCAAAGCAAAAGACAATGGGTTTGCGGTTACCACAGGCTCTTCATGGTTATATCTGAAGAAGACAGCCTTTAAAACTGTGACAGGTGAGACAGTTTATTTACAACCCACCACATCTCCTGTACAACAAGAAGACCGCTTTAAAGGATTAGCTTTTACAGGGCATTTTCATACTTGGCGTGCCTTTCCAACTGTTATAACTCGTAATGGTTATACTATAACAGTGAAATTCCCTACTGAAGAAAATCTACGTGCTAATTCAAATGAGAGTTTTGATAGTGATTATGCTGCTTATGAAAAGATGGTGTCAGAAATCACACGCTGTCAGAATGATAAATGGGAAGTAACCAATGAAGTGATAACACAACAGGCTAATGGGTTAAAGTTGTACAGCACAATGAATGTCTATACACTCACATGGACTGTATCTACCTCTATTCCTAGTAATTCAAAAGCTTATTCTTTGATTGATTCCGCTACTGTCTATGATGGCTATAATAATCAAGCAGCTTTCGGTATTCTAAAGTTTGTTCAGAAATTTTCTAATCTACCTGTCAATGCTCCTGATGGTTTTACTGTTAAAATCACCGGCGAAGAAGGTAGCAGTACAGATGATTATTATGTCTCTTATGTGGCAGAAGACCAAGTATGGCGTGAATGTGCAAGACCATCAATGAAGAATCATATTGATAATACTACTATGCCCCACGTTTTAGTACGTGAAGCAGATGGTACTTTTACTTTCAAATGTGCTGATTGGTCTGTGCGTGATGTAGGAGATGAAGATAGTAACCCTGAACCTTCCTTCATTGGTGGGATAATAAATGATGTCTTCTATCATCGTAACCGCTTAGGCTTTCTTAGTGGTGAAAATATTATCCTCACTCGCTCTGCTGACTTCTTTAACTTTTGGATGACAAGTGCAACCAAAGTGCAGGACACAGACCCTATCGACTTAGCAGTCTCTGATAATACCATTAGCACACTATATAATGCTGTCACGTTTGATACTGACCTTATCTTGTTTAGTCAAGAAGCACAATTCATGCTCTCTGCTGATGGTGTCTTGACACCTACAAGTGCTAATCTGTCCCCGGCAGTTACCCACTATGAAGCTAGTCTTAAAGCTAAGCCTGTTAATGCAGGACGCAATGTGTACTTTGTAGCTGAAAGAGCTAAGTATACCACTGTGCGTGAGTTCTTCACCGCAGCAGACAACACAGATGCTAAGGATGTTCAAGACATAACATCCCACGTTCCTAACTATATTCCTAATGGTGTGTATAAAATCATTCCCTCTACTGTTGAGAATGTTATGCTTTATCTCACTGAAGGTGCTGAGACATCAATATATGTCTATAAGTACCTTTTCATTGATAGCCAACGTGTACAGGCTGCATGGTCTAAGTGGGATATGCAAGGTGTTGTCTATGGAGGGCAATTTATTGATAACTATCTCTATCTGATAGTTGAGCGTAATGGCTATTACTGTTTGGAGAAAATCTCTTTTACCATTAATACTACTGACTTTGATGGTGAAGCCTATCGTATCTTATTGGATTGCAAACATTCCTATCAGATTCCTGCTGAGTGTTATGATTCCCTTAAAGATGAAACTACTGTGAATATAAGTGATATTTTTGGGGAGATATATGAGCAGGATAAACAATATAGTGCTGTTGCTCCTGATGGTACATACGCAAAGGCTAAAGAGGGAAAGCTAGTCTTTATTGGTGATTACTCTAACCAAGTATTGACTGTAGGTATCAATTATAATTTTAAGATTGTTATGTCAACCATTATGGTTAAGCAGTCGGACAATGGCAGCACTCAGGCTCTTATTGAGGGCAGATTGCAGTTACGGCAGATGTGGTTTAACTATGCTGATAGTGGCTACTTCAAAGTAACTGTGGATATTAAAGACAAACAAGTCTATGTCTATGAGTATACCTCTAGGCTCTTAGGTACTCGCTTTAATATCTTAGGTGCAATGCCCTTTACCACAGGCTCTTTTAAGTTCCCTATACAAGCCAAAAATGAGAATGTAAACATTTGTTTGGAAACAGACACCCCACTCCCTGTATCTCTTGTGGGTGCAGGTTGGATTGGCAACTACCAAAGGAGGACAAGACTATTTTAAAAGTATCTAAATTAACCATTGAACAGCTCTGTAACTTCAGAGAAAATATGCGTGATGAAGACAAAATGGAATGGTTCTATGCTTCAAATACATCCTTTGGTCTCACTGAGGTTGAGGAGTTAAGCAATGCTTTGTGTCTTTATGATGATGAGACACAAAGGGTTTATGCCATTGGTGCTATTGATTCCTACTTAATATGGGTTGTCTGTACCAATGAGGTAGATGTGCACCCTATTAAGTTCCTACGCTTCTGCAAGCCTTTCTTTAAACGATGGGTAAAACATCATGTTTTTAATTATGTGTGGCTTAGGAATAAGCGACATGTACAATGGCTTAAATGGTTGGGAGCTGAATTTGGCAACTACACAAGAATCAATGGAGAACTATTTCAGAAATTTACATTATACCCGATAAAGGAGTGATGTCTTATGTGCAGTCCTATGGTGGCTGCTGGTATCAGTACAGGCTTGCAAGTAGCAGGTGACTACATGGGACAACGTGCGCAAGCTAATGCAGCACAGGCTACCATGAACGCACAGGCTAAGGCAGCTATTACTGAGATGAATTGGAATATCATGGATTTAGAACAGCAGCGCACAGATGCCTTTGACCAAGCTGTCACAGAAATCAGCAACACTAGGTTAAACTCTATGCAGCTCAATAGTGGCGTAAAGGCTGCTGTGAATGAGACTATGAGCGGACGTACAGCTAACCTCATTGTACGTGCTGCCGAAGGTGATACTGCTCGTGCAGTGTCCTCTATCCAAGATAACTACCAACGTAAATCTAATGAGGTTGACCTGAATCGTGAGCGACAGGTAAAATCTACTCACGAATTTTTAGAGAACCTTAATGCTTCTGCGCCTAAGATGCCCAGCAGATTCACTAACTTTTTGTCTTCTGCTGCCACAGGTTTGAATAATTATACACAAGCCAAGAATATTATGAATCAGCAGAAGATTACAGGTGGCATTGGAAAGACAGCCAAGACTGCTACTAAGACATGGGTAGGCAACGCTCCACGTAGCGTCCATGAGAAGCTAGGTATTGGCAATGGTATTTACAGGAGGTAAGAAGATTGAGTAAAGAAGTACAGGCAGCAATAGGTACTCAAAGGCAGTTTGCAAAACAACCGGAGATTCCCTATGCGCTGTCCTTAAATAAATTCAGTGCATCTGCAGGCATCTCACAACGTACAGATTTAGATGCACAACGCTTAGCATCATCTTTAGGTCTCCTTGGTAAGAATATCATGGAGGAGCGTATTGCGGATGAGAAGCGTACCCAAGACCAAGCAGTATTGGTCAATGCAGACAAACTCCTTGCAGGTAAGACACAAGAAGACCTGAAGAAGTTTGACCGCATGGCAGCTTTGCAGAACTCTAGTGATGAATTTGACTTGACAGATAACCGCTATGCTATGGCTGTACTTGAAAAAGGCATTGGTAAGATGGCGAGCCAATATGCCAAAGAGCAATGGATGAATGACCCTGCATCTGAAAAGCCTAAGAGTGTTTCTGAAGCTGTTAGTCTTTTCAATAAATATCTACAGGAGAACAGAGCTAACTTTAGTGATGATGGTATCTCCAATAAAGTAGCATTTGACCAAGGCTATTATGAGGGTGCTGTTCAAGACACAATAAAAATAGCAAATGAAGCTGACAAGAGAATCAATGATGATAAGCGTCAGAAGATGGTCATGTTAGGTTCTAGTGAGCTTCAAGACCTTGTATATAGTGGAGCTAAGGGTGAGGATTTTCTCACTCGTGGCAGTGAAGCATTGCGCAAGATTCAGTTAGGTACGAGGGATAGAGATGGGTTCATTAAAGCTGTTGCCCCTCTTGCTCAGATGATTGCTGACCAAGATTTTGATACGGCAAGATTGGATGCCTTAGGTGACTATCAGTACGAAGATGGTTTGTCTTTAAAGCAGATGGTGAACCTCTATCCTTCCTATACTAAGATTGCAGATAACTTCAATCTGAGAGTTACCGATGATATTGTGTCTAAGTGTACACGTCCTGATGGTACTATTGACCTCTCAAAGGCTGAAGCATTGTTGGCTAAGTTACCTGCGGAAACTACAAATGCTGATGGTATTCCTGAAGCTAACCTGCCTATCTCACAAGGAGACAACCCAGACTTAACAGACCTGTCACCTACTATGAAAAGTGTGTTGCCTATGGTTGGTGGTGCTATCTATCAGCTAGGCTTTAAGGATGCACAGATTACTAGTGGTTACCGCACAGCAGAGCATAATGCATCTGTGGGTGGTGTACCAAACTCAGAACATACTAAAGGTAATGCTGTGGATATTTACTTAGGTGACAATGTGGATGAAGCACAGGCTAATAAAGCATTGTCTTATTTTAAGCAGTATTTTGGTGAGGTCTTATTCCATGACGCTGGCACAGGCAGACATCTGCATCTTGCTGATTACCATGGTGGTATGAAAGCTGCTAATCCTAAAGAGCAATCTGCTGCTGCCTATAACCCCCAGCGTGTCAATAAGATACGTCAGGCTATATATGCTAAACAGGCACAGGCTCAACGTGTTAAGGCTCAACGAGATGCAGATGAAAGAGACAGAATCAATATGGCTCTTTTGCAAACCAATGACCCAAGTGAGCAGATGCAGATTATCAATAGCTCTAATTTACCGGAGACAACTAAGGCTACTATGATTCGTGCCATCACACGTCAAGCACGGCAGTCAGCTAAAGGCTATGGTAATGATGCAGAAGCTAAACATTTTTGGTCATATGAAAATGGCTATCAATATATTAAAGATACTCAGACATACGCCGAATGGTATAAAGCTTATCAAGACCCTGATGTTGATGGTGATTCTGATGAATATAAGGCTTTGCAAAAGAGAGCCAATAGAGCTACAGCAAGACTTAATGCCTTGCTAGAGTTTAAAAAGAAACGTGGATATATCCCTAGTGAGCAGGAGACAACACAGTCTAATGAACCCCCTAATGATACTCCGGTGTTTTCCCAAAAAGACAAGGATATTGCTGAGATGAAGATATGGGCAAATAGTAACCCTAAAAATTCTGCGGGCATACCTTTAGATGAAGACCAAATCCGTGATGCTATTGATAAGTTTGCTATACGTAATGGTCTTGATGTGAATGATATTGAGGAGGAGGTCTTTGGTTCATAATGAGCATTATTGATGATTTAAATAAACTTGGTGATGAATCATATGGTGATTTACAAGCCAAAGGACAAGAACAGCTCTCTAATACCAAAGTTAACCCCTTGCATGATTTAGCAGAGAGTGTTACTGAATGGATTGGAGACATGGACAAAGCAGGTCAGAAGCTTGCTATGACTGCTGGTGAAGCCTATAAAACAGGTAATTTTGATGCTATTGATGATATGTTTTTACCTGACGTTGATGCACCTTCCTCCTCTCCTGCCCAAGAAAAGGTTGCACAAGCTTTGCAGGATGCTGTGGATGATGCTCGCTATGTGGCTACCAAAGACCCTCTTACTCTCATAGGTGATGCAGCAGGTGCTGCTAGTCCTTGGATTCCTTTGGCTGTTCAAGTACCTATCATGATGCATGAGATGCAGAAAGCACAGGAGATTGAAAATGCACCTGAGATGTCTGACCAAACTAAAGCATCCCTACTCCCTATGTTGGCAGGTACTGTGGCAGCTTCTGTGACACATGGCGTGGGTGGTCTTTTATCTAAGGCTGCCCCTAAAGTCTCTAAGGTTATGACTACCCCTTTTGTGGGTAGCGGTATTGCAGCAGGTACAGTTCTTGCTATGGATGAGAATGTACGTAATTACGCAGCAGAACATCCTGCTCGTTTTGCTGTCAGCCAATTTTTGACCGATACTGCTATTGGTGCTAAAAAGCTTGCCAAAGCTGATTGGTCTGCCAAGACAAACCCTGTCACAGATGCAGAGATTGTGTCTGAAAAGACAAACCCTGCTACTGAGGTTATGACTGATAAGACTAAGGTTGATGAGACAAACAAAAAGTTAGGGTCTCCTACTAAAGAGAAGAATAAAAGGAAACGTAAGCATCGTAAGCAACATCGTGAGAATGTATGGGATGTTGATAATGACTATGAGGAGATGGTTACACCTGCTCAGGTTACGAAACGTGAACCTAAGACAACCGCTGAAAAAGCATATCCTGAACAGATGCCTGAACAGCAAATGCAACAGGATGCTATTGCTAATCAGTTAGCTAAAGACCATCTCGAAGCTCGTCAAACCCCTGAAATTATGCAGGGTGCTCATGGTGATAAGCTTGAATATAGTAAAGATAATCTTTACCCTCATGCTGTCAGTGCAGAGGATATATGGGAAACAGCCAAAGCTATGTTTCCTATTCGTCCCGGTAGGTTGGATTTAGCTGATAGTGATAGAACCTTAGGCTATTTTATGCCCCAAGGTAAAGGCATCCGTATCCGTGGTTTTCGTGCATGGTCTGTAATCTGCCATGAAATCGGACATGGTTTGTCTGATAAATTTGGTTGGGGCAAAGACACAGCGGTTCAAAAGGAACTCTATGATGGTGCAACTTCTATATGGCAGAGAGGAGAGTATGGTAATAAATACGCCCCGGAAAACTATGCTACTTATGTAGAAGAAGGACGTGCAGCCTTTATGAATGAATACTGTGTCAACCCTGAGATGGCTAAAAAGCACTTCCCTCTTGCCTATGCTGAGTTTGAAAAGGCTATTGCAAGTGATAGATTCTATCAGGCACAGATGAACCTTTTAGGACAACAGGTGCGCCGATGGGGTTCGCAGTCTGATTTTAGCAAAGCTGCTGGTATGTTCCATTGGGCAGACAAAGAGCTTGGCAAAAGAATTGATAAACTCATTGGTACTTGGACTGCTACTAAAAAGCATTTTGCTTGGGAGTATGCTGACCTTGACGAAAGCATAAGAGCTTATGAGGATAACCAAGGTGTAAAGATAGCTATGGAGAATGACCCTGCTGTCTTAGCACAGTATGCAAAGCAAGCAGGTAATGATACTGTTGGTTGTCTTCTGAATGGTAATAATCTAGGCACTAGAGCTGCTGTTAAAATGATGCAGACAAAATTTAATATTGCACTTAATAATGTTGTAGCTACTGACATCTTGAAACCTTTGGATGCACAAGGTAAGCGTGGTGCTGAACTTCAAAAGTGGCTTAAAGAAACTGAGTACAGAGATTTTTATGATGCTTGGAATACTTATCAGGTTGCAAAGCATGAGCTGGAAGTCATGTCAACTGGGCGCAAGACAACACACACTTATGCTGAATGTAAGAAAATCATTGCTAAAGCAGAAGAACTTCCTGAAATGAAACTTGCTTCTGACCTGTGGAAACAATGGAATGAAAATGTGCTGCGCATTGCTGTCGCAGGGCAGATTCTTCCTAGAGAGGTTGCTAACAAGTTCTTAAAAGAATACCCTGAGTACATTCCTATGACACGCTCATTCGAGATTGAGGGTACAAGTGACTTCTTGGCATCCCACAAAGCTATGACTGTTGAGGGGTCTGAACGTATTATTAAAGACCCTCTTGTCCAAGCTGTTAAGAATATGCAGAGTATTGTCACTAAAGTAGAGCGCAACCGTGTTGGTCTTGCTCTTGCTGATTTAGCTAAAGGTGAAAAGGGACATTTTCTTATGATGCCTGTAAAAGATGGTAAATACAAGCACGTTTCACAAATTATTACTGTATATGAAGAGGGACACCCTAAATACTACCAATGTATGATGAAAGGTCTCTATGAAGCTATGACTTCCGAAGATGGCAATATGAGTGCTTCTAAACTTGACATTATTGAGAAAATCTCTCATGGTGCAGCAACAGCTTTACGTATTGGCTCTACTACCACACCTATGTTCGCTACTGCTAACCTCTGCAAAGATATTCTTGAAGCAACTATTATGAACGCTGATGGGCGTAGTGCTTCTCACATTCCCCTTGTTGCTCCTATGAAAATCTTTTGGCAGGGATTGCAGATGCTCAATAGTGACAATGCTTTTGGTAAACTTATCATTCGCAACAACAGAGAACGTGCTCTGCTTAGACAATACAAAAGAGAATTTAGGTCTAATGGTGTCACTATGTCCACACGCTTAGGCTCTATTGCTGAAATCAATAAAGACTTTAGGAAAATTGTAGACCCTAACATTAGTGATTCTGTCCTTGATAAAATCTTGTATCCTATCAAAGTATTATGGAATTGGAATGTAGCATATGGTGAAGCTATGGAACAGTTACCACGTATGGCTCTTTATCGACGTGCTAAAGGACGTGGTGCTTCTATGATTGAAGCTGCTATGGTTGCTTCTGACAGTACCCTTAATTTTGCGAAGAGTGGTACTACTGTTAAAATCCTTAACAGGCATACGCCTTTTTTTAATGCAGCTTTTCAAGGTACTTTAAAGACAGCTAGAGAGCTTTCTAAAAATCCTCTCAGTGTTGGGCTTGCTATGGCAGAACATGTACTGTTTCCCACCCTGTTATTGTGGTATTGGAATAAAGACGAAGATTGGTATAAGGATATGCCTATGGAGATGAAGAATAAAGCATGGTACATCAAGATAGGTGATACCATCTATGATTACCCTAAACCTGCCTTTATCGGGCAACTAGCTGGTTCTATACCTGAGCGACTGTTAGATGTTATGGCTGAGGGTGAAGATAAGCAGGTTATTGCTGATGCTGTCTATAAGCTTATCAAAGACCTTGCTCCTTCTGGTGCTCCTCCTATCATAGAGAAATTCTATGAATGGCAGACAAACCACTCTATGTATCGTAATCGTCCTCTTGTTGACCAGCGTCTTGAAAAGCTCAGTCCTAAGAACCAATATAACCAGTACACCTCTATGGTAGCACGTGGTATTGGGCAGGCAACTAATCTGTCACCTATTAAGATAGACAATACAATCTATGGTCTCACAGGCTCTATGGGTTATACTTTTATGAATGCTGTGGATATGGTGGCTAGGGATAATATTACCCCCAGCAAGAAATGGACTGAATATACTCGCTTTACTTATACTGAGGGTACAGGTACTTCCCGCAGCAAGGATGTATTCTTTGGTGGTCTTGATAAGCTGGAGACACAATATGCAGATGCCTCTTTTGAGGGTAGGAAGCCTAAGGTGGACAAAGAACTTAAAGGTATGCGTAAAGCTAGGGCAGATGCTATGAAAGTTTCTAAGGCTATCAGGGAGCTGTATGCAGACAAAACTATGGATGCAGACACTAAGCGTGCTAAACTTGATGAGCTGAATAAGAAACAAAATAGTATTTTCAGAACTGCCAATAAGAAATATCTTAATTACAAATATATACAGTCACCTGAATAATGTAGTATAATAGATGTAAGGAGGGTTGCAAATGAAATTTTTGAAAGAATTGACATTGCCTCAATGTCTTCTTATTATTTTTACGCTATACCTGATAGTATGCACCCCTATACACAGTTAGAGCATGAAAGCAATGAATATATTATATCTGATAAGAGGTGATTTATGGTGCGAAAATGTGAAATGATAAGTAGTATCTTATTTTGCATACTCATAGGGCATTTGGTACTAAGGAGTATAGTAGGCAAAGTAGCAACTAATAGCATGATATGGACTATGATATTACTTATTATATCTAGTTGGATAACAGGCATCATTGATTGGCGTGCTAAAAGTTTAAGAGCCATCCCTTTTCTAGGGGTAGCAGGTGTTCTCACACTTGTTTTTATTTCAGCTATTTTGACGGCTATCTGCAAATAAGGAGCTACAAATGAAGTACATTAAAAATTTCACATATGGTATGTTTTTGCTTTATTATTGTACACCGCATAGTGAAGCAGGCTATTTCTTCTTATCTTTATATATTCTGCTTGCATCTTTAGGTTTAAGCATTTATCACCTCAAAGAAAGGCTATATACAGAAGGTATTCCCTTCTACTGCTTCTTTCTGTGGTTTGCTTTCCTTTATGCAAGGGATTTACTTTAACTACCTTCTCCCCGAGGTGATTCCAATGTACAGCTACTAATTTCATATCTATCCATTGTTCCTTTTCTAGACAATGAAAGGAGTTCTGTCCCATGGAATTAAGTGCTGATATTCAACGTGAAATACAGCAACAGTTTAAAAATAGCTATGCCCAACTCTTAGCGGACATAACTCGTATTTATGAGCAAGGTGCTATGCGTGATGCTCTCACCGGACTGTACAATAAACAAGCCTTTGAGCGTGACAGTGCCACTAATCACTTTGGCTTCGTTGGTATCCTTTTCGCAGACATCAATGGTCTGAAATATACCAATGACCACTTTGGACACAGTGCAGGGGATAAGTTGATAAAGGACTTTGCAGCTAAGCTTAAGAAAACCTTTATCTCCCCTATTTATAACTGTTATCATATATCAGGTGATGAGTTTATAGTAGCTGGGTTTGATATTAAAATCCACGAGTTTCTTGGAAGTGTGTTGTCTTTCCATAAATCCCTATGGGATAAAGACAACCCTCCCCTAGCTGCTTTAGGCTACTCTGCTGGTGTCTTCTCGGATATTGCAGAAATCACAGAGTATGCTGAAAAAGCAATGTATGAAGACAAACAAAAATTTTATGATAATTTTCCTCAGATGAGGAGATAATAAATTGAATTGGTGACCACTGTCTCTTTTAGAGATGGTGGTCTTTTTATTTTTTGTAAAGGAGATGATTAATATAGCTATTAAATTGGCTACATCTATTACTTACACCGCAAATGGTTCTCAAACGAATTTCTCTGTACCTTTTGATTACCTGCGTCCTTCCTTTGTCCATGTGGCTATTGATGATGCAGAGGTTTCCGAGGGGTTCACTATAAGTAATCGTATGGTTATGTTTGATGTAGCACCCTCTAAAGATGCTGGGGTGCATATCTATCGTAACACCCCTACCACTCGCTTGGTGTCTTGGGTAGATGCAAGTATCCTGAAGGCTAAAGATATGACGATTGCAGAGGTGCAGCAGTTGCATATCTTAGAAGAAGGACAAGATTGGTCTAAGACTAATTCTATTGTTCTTGATGAGGAAAGTGGTGCATGGCAAGGACGTAAGTGCCGTATGTCTAATATTGCTGACCCTGCGGATGCACAGGATGCTGTAACCAAGAAATACATGGAAACTGTACAAGGTGGCTTTGTAACAGAGAATACTAAAATTAAAGATGAAGCTACTAGACAAGCAGGACTTGCTAAAGATGAAAAGTTAAAAGCACAGCAATATGCAGAAGCTGCTAGTGATTCTAAAGATTTAGCTAAGCGGTGGGCAGAAGCTCCCGACAGTCCCGACTATACAACCTCTAAGTCTGCTAAGACATGGGCAGAAGAAGCTAAGGATGCAAGGGATGAAGCAAAAGATACTGCTGTGAATTTAGGAAATCCTGTTGTAAATATTACAGAGGATAAAGGCACAGTTACAGTTAGCAAAAGTGATGGCAGCAGCAGTAATTTTACTACATTTCCTAAGTTTGTAGAGATTCCTGCAGATTCAGATTTAAATGATTATAAGCAGGAAGGGTTTTATATATGTAAGGTAAATAAGGTTGCAACATCATTACAAAATTGCCCTGCGCCTATGGCATTTCTGATGGAAGTCTATACTGCAACTTATGAATATGAAGGTGCAATAGATAGCTGGGTGCATCAACGTATTATTACCTTTAATAGCGCACAAGTATATATGCGTGCATATGGTTCTTGGGATGGTGGAAAGTGGTATCTGTGGGAGAGTATACCTGCTATTGGTACAATTCTCCCCTTTGCTGGTGCTAATAGCGTACCAACAGGCTACTTAGTTTGTGATGGTTCTTCTGTCAATCGCACAACTTATGCACAGCTTTATGCTGTTATTGGTAACATATATGGAGCCGGTGACGGCAGTACAACCTTTAATGTCCCTAACCTTAAAGGGCGATATATTGAAGGACAAAATAGTGCTGCTGTTGGTAAAGTGTGGGAAGCTGGCTTGCCGAATATTATGGGATATTTAGCTTCTCAACACTTCTCGAATAAAGAAGACCTAGGCGATGGTTTCAAAGCTAATACAGATAACTGGTACGGGGCTTTAAATACCCATGTATGGGAGGGCACCCCTTTGCGGTTCTCTATGTCCTCCGGGGGTTATTCTTTTGTAGGTCAAGCACGTTTCGACGCTTCTAAATCCAACGCCATCTACGGCAAGGCTAACACTGTTCAGCCACCTGCCGTAACCATGCGCTACATCATTAAATATTAATAAGGAGATGACACCGAATGAAATATGTGTATAAGTATGACGAAGAAACAAAAGAATACTTAGGCAAGGCAGAGGCACTGCTTGACCCATTGGAAACCCAACTACAACAAAAAGAAATCTACTTATTACCTGCTGATGCAACATTTTCTGCACCTACTCTGCAAGAAGGATATGTAAGTGTATTCAAAGAAGGTGCTTGGGAGAATATTGAAGATAACCGAGGTAAAGAATATTGGCTACAAGATGATGCGTATGGTACGCCTGCACGCAAGATGAAAACTTTAGGAGCACTTCCTACTGATGCTATGTTCACTCCACCTAAGAAAATGCTTGAACAGGTGAAGCAAGATAAAATTATAGAACTCAAAATTATGCGTGACAGCAAAGAGGTTGAGCCTATTACCTACCAAGGTTACTCTTTTGATTATGATAGCAAAGCGAGGGAGCGCATTAGTGCGGCTATTATTGCGCTTGAAGTTGCAGGTGCTTCTGCTACCCTCACATGGACAACCGCAGATAATAGAGACGTAAAAGTAACTGCATCTGACCTGCGTGGCATTATTGCACAGGTAGCTTTAAGAAGTGATAAGCTCCATACTGCTTATAGAAAAGCTAAGGAAAAAGTGGAAAGTACTACAGCTAAAGAAGAAGTTGAAGCTATCAATTTATTTTAATTAAGTAAAAGACAGGGTTGTTGTCTTCCCTTTAGGGGGTTTGGGTGGGCAGAAAGGAGTTATCATGGAAAAGAATCGTAAAAAGGCTCGTGCTTGGCTTAAGTCCTCTACTCTCACTGAGTACAAGGCTATCACTACCGAAGCCAAGCTCACACCAAGACAACAAGACATACTCGACAAAATCATCATTAGTGACTACTCCCAACAAAAGCTTGCTATGGAGTACCACGAGGATGTGTCTTGTATCAAACGTGCCTTAAGACAAATATATGACAAAGTATATCTTGTCCTTTTCAAGTAACTTTATAGTCATTTAGTTACAACTTTCAATTCCTAAATTCATGTTATCATAATAGCAGGAGGTGACTAGTCACTATGCAATATAACATGAACCAAAACAAACTTATGCAAATGATGATGATGCAAGCCTTAAAACAGGTTTCCCCTGAACTGTTAGCAATGGTTGAGGAAGAAGCTCGTAAGCGTGGCATGTCTGACGAAGACATCAATGCAGGTAAAGCATACATCAACCAAGTTCAAAAAGGAGTTGAAAAGTAATGGAAATGGCTAATGCTGGCGTAGGTCTCGGTGATGCCCTGATGCTCGCCAAACAAGGTTCTAATGGTAATGAGATGTGGAATAACCCCTTTGTATACCTTATCCTCTTAGCTGCCTTTGGTGGTGGCTTTGGTGGTTTCGGTGGTTGGGGTGGTAATGGTTCTGCTTTCCAAGGTGCTGTAACTCGTGCAGAACTATCTGAAGGCTTAGACAACCAAGACATCAAAGCTAGTCTGCGTGGTATCCAAAGTGGTATGTGCGACGGCTTCTACACTGTTGGCATGAATGAAAAAGAAACCGGATACAAAGTAGCTAGTGTTGGTGAAAGTATCAATCGTAACATTGATGCCCTGCGCTTTGAAGGTGCTGCAAACACCTGTAAAGTTACCACCGCTATCCATGAGGAAGGCGAGAAAACTCGTGCTCTGATTACCTGCAACACTATGCAAGCTCTGCGTGATAAGTTGGCAGACAAAGATAGAGAGCTGCTCTATCTGAAACTTAAACTGCCTGCTACTACCCCTGCTGCTGCGTAATGTACCGAGGGTTGGCTGAGAAGCTGACCCTCTTTTATTTTATTTTAACTAGGAGGAGTTTTATGTATATTGAGCCTATAACTGTTTTTGCTGTGGCATTTACTATTGGAGTATTGGTAACAGCCGTAGTTGCTCTATTCATAACAAAATAACAGGAGGATATTATGGACAATGAAATTGTAAAGACAACCCCTCCTATTGGTGTCTCCACCCTATCCCTCATGGGTATTCCATTATCGGATTGGGTGTATATCGTCACCATTATGTATGTCTTGATTCAAATTTGGGTCTTGCTGTATAAGACCTTTTTTAAAAAGGAGGAGTGTAATAAGTGAAATTATCTGCTCATTTTGATTCTAGTGAATTTGCCTGTAAATGTGGCTGTGGTGGTCTCCACAATGGTGCTGACATCAACCCACGGCTTGTACAGGTATTAGAGCGTATGCGTGCTATCATTGGTAAGCCTTTAGTGCTGTCCTGTGGTTATCGTTGTCCTGCCCACAATGCTGAGGTAGGTGGTGTGTCTAACAGCCAACATATCTATGGTACTGCTGCGGATGTGCAATGCCCTGATGGTGTTATGTTGCAGTCTTTGTATGATGCTGCGGTAACTGCTGGTGCTGATGGTATTGGTATTTATAGCTGGGGTGTCCATGTGGATGTACGTGGCTATCCTGCACGCTGGTAAGATTTACGAGGGAGCTTAGTCTCCCTCTTTTTATTTTTAAAGGAGGTCTGTATCAATTTGAAAATTAAAAAACGTGATGGGTCTCTCGTAGACTTTAATAAAGACAAAATCATTAATGCTATCTCTAAGGCTGGCTATGTTGATGAGGACACAAAAAAGCAGATTGCACAGGATATTGAAGGATTATGTCACTATCTCTATGGGGATAGCTATGAGTGTGCTATGGGTGTAGAAGATATTCAAGATTATGTTGAGCATGATTTAATGTTGCGCCATTATGCTGATGTTGCTCGTGAATATATCCGCTATCGCTATAAACGTGAGCTTATCCGTAATACCAAAGGTGCTTTGAGTGAAGTGCTTGATATTGTCAACCTCAGCAACCAAGATGTGAATGAGGAGAACTCTAATAAGAACCCTGTTATCCTGTCTACTCAACGTGACTATATGGCAGGTATGGTCTCTAAAGAACTTTCTGAAAAGCTGTTGTTCCCTCCGGATGTCATGAAAGCACATAAAGAAGGTATCATCCATGTACATGATATGGACTATGCTATCCAAAAGATGTACAACTGTGCGCTGTTAGATATGGAAGATATGCTTCAAAATGGCACTGTAATCAATGGTACTATGATTGAAAAGCCACACAGCTTTGCTACTGCTTGTAATATTGCTACTCAGATTATGGCACAGGTTGCTTCTAATCAATATGGGGGTCAAAGTGTGTCGGTAGCACATTTAGCTCCATTTGTCAATATCTCTAGACAAAAAATTAGAGAAGAATTTGCACAAGAACTAGAAGCTATTGGAGCAGGAGACTATTCTTATGATGATATTAAGCGTATCACAGAAAAGCGACTGAAAGCTGAAATCACTAGAGGTGTTCAAACCATGCAATATCAAATTAACACCCTTATGACTTCCAATGGTCAGACACCTTTTGTTACCTTATTCCTATATCTCAATGAAGCTAAGAATGAGCAGGAAAAGAAAGACCTTGCTATGGTTATTGAGGAAATCATTCGTCAACGCTATCAAGGTGTCAAGAATGAAAAGGGTGCATGGATTGCTGCTGCCTTTCCTAAGCTGATTTATGTCTTAGAGGAAGACAACATCCGTAAGGGTACTCCCTATTATTACCTTACAGAGATGTGTGCTAAATGTACTGCTAAGCGTATGCAACCTGACTATTTGTCTGAGAAGATTATGCTGAAGAATAAGAAGACCGAAGATGGTGTGGGTCACTGCTATCCACCTATGGGATGCAGAAGCTTCTTGACACCCTATCTTGACGAAAATGGTAAAGCCAAATTCTATGGTCGCTTCAATCAGGGGGTTGTCTCTATCAACCTTGTTGATGTTGGCTTATCTGCGATGAAAGACAAAACCGCATTTTGGAAAATTCTTGATGAGCGTTTAGAGCTGTGCCACAAAGCCTTGCGTGTAAGACACCAAAATCTTAAAGGTACAATCTCCAATGTCTCCCCTATCCATTGGCAGTATGGTGCTATTGCTCGCCTGCAGAAGGGTGAGAAGATTGATAAATTATTGGAGAATGGCTACTCCACTATCTCCCTTGGCTATGCAGGTCTCTATGAGTGTTGTATGGCAATGTTCGGTAAATCCCATACTGACCCGGCTGTGAAACCCTTTGCACTCTCTGTCATGCAACACCTTAATGATAAGTGTGCTGAATGGAAAGCTAAGGAGCACTTAGGCTATAGTGTCTATGGTACTCCTATGGAGACCACCACATACAAATTTGCTAAGTGTCTCCGTGAACGCTTTGGGGTGATTAAGGAAGTCACTGACCATGACTACATCACTAATAGTTACCATGTGAATGTCCGTGAGCCTATTGACCCCTTCACCAAACTTCAATTTGAATCTGAGTTTCAACTCCTCAGTCCGGGTGGTGCTATCAGTTACATTGAGTGTGCTGATATGACCAAAAACATTGATGCAGTTATGGCTGTTATTCAATTTATCTATGACAACATTATGTATGCAGAGCTGAACACCAAGAGTGACTATTGTCAGGTCTGTGGATATGATGGTGAGATTAAGATTGTCACAGATAATGGTAGATTGGAGTGGGAGTGCCCAAATTGTGGTAACAGAGACAAAACCAAGATGAACGTGACACGTAGAACCTGCGGATATTTAGGCAGTCAGTTTTGGAATCAGGGGCGTACTGAGGAGATTAGAGACCGCTTTATTCATTTAGGGGGTGACTTCCATGGCTAAAAAAGTGTATATCGCTGATATTAAGAACCCCTCACTCACTCGTGCTATCCGTTTAAAATGCATGGACTGTGCAGGTACTTCTGATAACATCCGAGATTGTCATATTTGCAAATGTCCTCTGTGGTCTTTTCGTTTTGGCAAAGGGACTGCTGCTGCTATTCGTACTCTATCCAAGACATATGATGTTTGTCTTGTTGATATAACTAAAACAGATTACATTGAAGAATTAAAAGGTAAGAGGTTAAAACGTCCTCAGTAACGCCTGAGAGCCTATCTGAACATTTTAATTTTCTTGCCTATGTGATTATACCTATGGGAGTGTTTCAATGCTCAAATAGCACTCCCACCCCCTCTCAATCGTGTGAGAATTGATTTATGAATACAAAGGAGTGATAAAAACTATGCAGATAGATGAGAAACTACTTGATAAGCTTGCTATAGGTGAAGTCAATGCCCTTTTAGAGGGTCTTGATGACCCGGAACTACGTCGCAACCCTGCTTTTCTTGCTAAGGTGCGTGAGTTCTTAAAGCAGAACAAATTGCAGACTACCCCCGAAACCCAAGGGGTACAAAAGATTCAGAAGGTAGTGGAAGAGATTCCTACCTTTGATTTGGATGGGCAGGTGAGCTGATGCCTGAATGGACAGATGAACAGATTGACAAAGCTAAGGAGGACTTTAGGGTCTTCCTTTTTATTGTATGGAAAATGATTGGTCTTCCGTCCCCTACCCCTATCCAATATGCTATTGCGAATTATCTACAACATTGTCCCAATGACCGTACTATTTTAGAAGGTTTCCGTGGCGTAGCGAAAAGTTTTATCACTTGTGCTTTTGCCGTGTGGTCTCTGTGGCGTAACCCCCAAATTAAAGTAGAGATTGTTTCCGCAGGTAAAGATAGAGCGGATGCTAACGCTATTTTCGTAAAGCGTATCATTATGACACTGCCTTTTCTTGCACATCTTAAACCCAATACCAGCAAGGGCAACAGAGACACCATGAACCTGTTTGATGTTGCCCCTGCTGTGCCTGACATCTCCCCTTCTGTAAAGTCTGTAGGTATCTATGGTCAGATTACAGGCTCTCGTGCTGACCTGCTGATTGCTGATGACATTGAGATTCCCTCTAATTCAGGAACGCAGGTGCAGCGTGACAAACTTAGCGAAGCTGTAAAGGAATTTGATTCTATCATCAAACCCAATGGACTAATTATTTATTTAGGTACTCCACAGTCTGAACAGTCCTTATACAACGAATTACAGAATCGTGGATATAGTTGTGTCATCTTCCCTGTTGTCTATCCGGAAAATCAAAAAATGAGGGATAACTATGGTAAGCGTCTACATCCCTTTATTGCTGATGCACTTGATAAAGACCCCTCATTAGCAGGTAAACCCACTGACCCCTTACGCTTCAACGAAGAAGAGATTTTTAAGCGTAGACTGTCCTATGGTAAAGCAGGTTTTACTTTACAATTTCTTTTAGATACTAGTCTCTCTGATGCTGAAAAGTATCCGCTCAAAGTGGCTGACTTTATTGTGGCAGACCTAGACATGGAAGAAGCATCTATGAAGTGGTCATGGGCAAGTGGATATGAACAGCGACTAAAGGATGTACCCTGTACTGCCCTTAAAGGTGACTTCTTCTATGCCCCTTTTGACAGGTCTAAAGAAACTGCTAAATATACAGGCACTGTAATGGCTATTGACCCCTCAGGACGTGGTGCGGATGAACTTGCCTATGCTGTTATCAAGATTCTCAATGGTTACCTGTTTCTTATGGAAGTTGGTGGCTATCGTGATGGCTATGGTGATGATACCCTCAACATCCTAGCTAATAAGTGTAAATTTTGGGGTGTGAATGATGTTGTCTCTGAAGCCAACTTCGGTGATGGTATGTGGGGGCAGCTCTTTAAGCCTGTACTGAATAAAGTTCACCCTTGCACCTACACAGAAGTCAAGAACAACAAGCAGAAAGAAGCTCGTATTATTGATACACTTGAACCTGTTATGATGCGTCATAAGCTTATTGTCAACACCTCTGTTATCTATGATGATTATAAGGTGTATGAGAATGACCAAAAGTATTCTTTAATCTATCAGCTCACAAGGCTCACTAGAGATAAAGGTGCACTTGCTCATGATGATAGACTTGATGCTGTGACCATGGCTGTTGCCTTTTGGTTAGAAAGCTTAGACCGGGATGCTCAACAGGGCATTGATGAGCTTGAAGAAGAACAGCTTATGAAATGGTGGGATTCTGACTTTGGTGTCTTACACAAAGAATATAATCCTGAGCTTGTTCCGCAACGCTATAGAAAAAGACAACCACAATTTGGAGGAGTTACAGTGGTCGATAACTTTTATAGCTAATGGGTCATATAAACCAGCGAAACTAATGGGTCACATACTCGATAAGAGTAGGAAAGGGACATTATATTATACCTATAGATAACTATAGATACCTTATAGTTACTATAGATACCATATGACCTTATATGATTCCATATGTAACCCTTAGATACCCTTGGTACTATAGATACTATAGATACCTAAGGGTAATTGTTATTATTACTAATAAACCTAATTAATAGATACTTATAGATACCCTAAGGTTTCCTATACCTCCTAAGGATTCCTTAGGGTATTTTTTTTTTATTATTACCTTAAATAACCTTCTTAAAGGAGACTATATACCATGAAAGAAACCTTAATGAAACTAAAGACCTTCTTCCTCTATGGTCTTTTAATATCCATCCCCCTGTTTGTATTCTTGTGGTTCGTGGATACGCTATCCTCATCGTTCAATCCCGAATATAGACCCCTCCTTGGCTTCTTGCAGATTGCAAACAGTCTGCTGCAAACCATTATAGGTATGTAATGCTATGTTTACCACGAGAACTAAGAATATAATCGCTCTTTTACTGAGCTTTGCTATTGGTGCTGGTTGCTGCTACTTATATCTAAGAGGAGACAACAAAGCTTCAGAACCCCCTATGCCCAGCTCAGATTCCAAGGGTAGGCTTTTGTCTACCACAGGAATCCATGCTGAGACCAAAGACAACCCCAAAGAAGAGGACTTAGTGTTGTCTAACAAATACGTCGCTGTTATTAATGGCGAGAAAGTGAGTGTGCCGATTGTTAAAAGAACTGCTGGTACTATTAATCAACCTGATAGCACTAGTGGCTCTGCTAATGATGCACCACCGGGAGTAAAGGCTACTGTAGAACAGACTGTAGACCTCACTCCTGTGTTGTCTAAACTGCGCCCCTCTTGGGAGCTGGGTGCTGGTGTGTCTTATGTAAATGAACGTGCATATGTTCCTATCTCTATCCAAAGGAACTATCAGGCTGATAAAGCACTAGAGCTTACTGTACTTGTAGATACAGATGGTAAAGCTAAGGGTGCTATGGTACAACACAAATGGCTGATAAAGTAAAGCTTATAACTGCCCAAGAAGCAGCTAAGATTCTAAGACAAAATAAACCCGACAAGATTTACCTGCTAGTGAGGTCTAAATGCTTGTCGGGTTTCAAATGTGGCAAAAGGTGGCTTATAGATGAGGATAGTGTCTATAAGTACATCAATAGGTGTCTTCTGAATCAATAGTGACCATAATAGTGACCATGATTTGAAGAATGGCTTAACCATGAGCTTTACAGGCTCTAATGAAAATATTTTAACACACTTCGGCGTTTTATCCAATATGGATAGCGATAAATATAGGCATAATAGTGAACATTTTTCAGTTTTAACTAAAAATAATTCGGAAAATCAACTTTAATGCAAAAATGGCCACCCTAAAAGATGACCATAATTTTATTGAACAGGAATATTTGTGACAACG